GTTGGGTGCAATCAGATGGATCTCCATGTGCTAATGAACCTGGGGAAACCAAAACTCCTAAGTGTTTCTCAAGAGATAAGTTAGCAAGTATGACTAAAGTTGAAATAGCATCTGCAGTAAGAAGAAAAAGTGATGCTGACCCACATCAACCAAAAAAAAGAAATGCTGCATCACCAACTTATGTTTCCACCGATTCCCCCACAAAAAAAATGAAAGAAGAATTTTTCAAAGAAAATCATAAAGCAATTGCTGCTGGCAGAGAAAAGGATGAAGAGGGGTATATGGCAAGTACAGAGATGGATACGATTGATAGTGCTGTAAAAAAATTAAGAAAAATTATTAAAAAAGGTGACTCACAATTACCTGCTTGGGTTCAATCAAAAATTACTAAAGCAGCAGATTATATTGATACTGCAGCAGACTATTTGGATAGCAATGAAATGTCTGAAGAATCGGATGCTAAAGGAAAAGGTAGTGGGACTAAAGATGCTTGTTACCATAAAGTAAAATCAAGATATTCAGTTTGGCCATCTGCATATGCATCTGGAGCACTTGTAAAATGTCGTAAAGTTGGTGCTGCTAATTGGGGAAATAAATCAGAAGAAGTAGAAATATCTTTAGTTGAAAAAATACTTGGTGAAGAAATGATGAGTTTTAAAATTAATAAGACACCTCATAATGATATGAAAAAACAAGAAAAAATTAGATCAAAAACATTTTCTAACGATAATGAAGCAGAAGTTGCAAAATCAAAATTAAGACCTTCAGCAGCAGTATCTTTACCATTAAATAATGAGTATCAACCAAAATTAACTGAATTAGTTCTTGGTGAAGAAAAGTGTGGTAAAGGAATGTATTGGTGTAATACCAATAAAGAATGTAAACCTTTACCAAAAGGGTTTGATGTTCCTGGACAAAAAATTAAACCGACTGAAGTTGGTATTGGAAAACCAGTAGAAGGGTCTTGTAGTAAAACAAAGAAAGGAAAGGATTGCCCAGTACACGGAATGGATGAGTGTCCAATGAGTGTTGATGAGGCATGTTGGAAAGGATATAAGAAAAAAGGTATGGAAACTATGTTTGGTAAAAAATATCCAAATTGTGTAAAAGTAGAAAATGTTGAAATTGAAGAGTCAGTTCGTATTCCTGCAAGAACAGGTAATATTATTTCGGTAATGTTTAATTGGAGAGGAAAAACTTATGGAACGAAAATATTTTTCCCACAGATAGGCATCCCAACTAGAAAGGATGTTGAGTATGAAATTCAAAAAATTTATCCTGATTGTAGAATTTTAACTTTCAAAGTTTCTGAATTTGTTCCAGGACAACCATTAATTTATGTAAATAAATCTATGAATGAAGAAATTGAAATTCAAGAGGTTGCTGCTTGGCAAAAAAAAGAAGGTAAAAATCCAGAGGGTGGATTAAATGCAAAAGGAGTTGCTTCTTATAGAAAAGAAAATCCAGGATCTAAATTACAAACAGCAGTTACTACTGAACCTTCAAAATTAAAACCAGGATCTAAAGATGCAAAACGTAGAAAATCATTTTGTGCCCGGATGAGTGGAGTAGATGGACCTATGAAAGACGAAAAAGGTCGTCCTACTAGAAAAGCATTAGCATTGGGAAAGTGGAATTGTAACTGATGCCACCTACTAATGATGTTTATCTTGGCAATCCTTTATTAAAAAAAGCAAATACCCCAATTGAATTTACACAAGAACAAATTATTGAGTTCGTTAAGTCTAAAGAAGATCCTGTATATTTTGCAAAAAATTATGTAAAAATTGTTACATTGGATCATGGATTACAACCTTTTAATCTGTATCCATTCCAAGAAAAACTTGTAAATAAATTTCACGAGAATAGATTTAATATATGTAAGATGCCTCGTCAAACAGGTAAAAGCACTACGGTTGTTTCATATCTTCTTCATTATGCTGTCTTTAATGACAATGTAAATATTGGTATATTAGCAAACAAGGCAGCAACCGCAAGAGAACTTTTAGATCGTCTCCAAACCGCATATGAAAATCTACCAAAGTGGATGCAGCAAGGTATTATCTCTTGGAACAAAGGTTCTTTGGAACTTGAGAATGGAAGTAAAATCTTGGCTGCTTCTACTTCTGCTTCTGCGGTTCGTGGTATGTCATTCAATATTTTATTTTTGGACGAATTTGCGTTCGTTCCAAATCATATCGCAGAGTCTTTCTTTGCATCAGTATATCCAACGATTACTTCAGGTAAAAATACAAAAGTAATCATTGTATCTACACCTCACGGTATGAATCATTTCTATCGCATGTGGCATGATGCTGAGAAAGGTAAAAATGAATATATACCAACTGATGTTCATTGGAGTGAGGTTCCAGGAAGAGATGCAGAATGGAAAGCACAAACAATAGCAAATACAAGTGAGCAACAATTTAAAGTAGAATTTTTATGTGAGTTCTTAGGTTCTGTTGATACTTTAATCGCACCTTCTAAACTTAGATCCCTCGTCTACGATGCCCCTAAGACCCGTAGTGCTGGTTTGGATGTTCATATGGATCCTATTGATGAACACGATTACCTTATCACTGTAGACGTTGCGAGAGGAGTAGGGAATGATTATTCTGCTTTTGTAGTTATAGACATTACAGAATTTCCACATAAGGTTGTAGCAAAGTATAGGAATAATGAAATAAAACCTATGATATTCCCAAATATCATTTATGAAGTTGCTAAAAGTTATAATGATTCTTATATTTTATGTGAAGTAAATGATGTTGGTGATCAGGTTGCGAGTATTCTTCAATATGACTTGGAGTATAATAACATACTGATGTGTTCTATGAGAGGAAGAGCAGGACAAATCGTAGGACAAGGATTTTCTGGTAAAAAAACTCAACTTGGTGTGAAAATGTCCAAGACAGTTAAAAAAATTGGATGTTTAAATCTAAAAACTATGGTGGAAGAAGATAAGTTATATCTAAATGATTATGAAATTATGAGTGAACTTACCACATTTATTCAAAAACATAATTCATTTGAGGCAGAAGAAGGGTGTAATGATGATCTAGCAATGTGCTTGGTGATTTATGCTTGGTTAGTTTCTCAGGATTATTTTAAAGAACTTACAGATCAAGATGTAAGAAAAAGATTATACGAAGAACAGAAAAATCAAATAGATCAGGACATGGCACCATTTGGATTTATTGATGATGGTCTTGGTGATAGTAGTTTTACTGATGCTGAAGGTGATAGGTGGTATGCTGATGAATATGGTGATCGTTCATATATGTGGCAATATAACTGATGGATCTTGATGGTCAAATTAGATTGGGACATTTGTTATTTAATGATAGAAAATGTAGAGTTTGTGGAGAAGTAAAAAACTTAATTGATAGTTTTTATAGAACTCGTAAAGATCGTGGAACAGTTGCCTCATCATATTCTTATGAATGTAAAGAATGTACGATTAAAAGAATAACATTTGAAAGAAAAAAGAAAAATACGTATTTAAACTGGGAATATCCAGATTGGTAAATGTTCACTCCATATTTCCCTGATGAAAAACAATTTTTTAATAAATATTTTAAGTTAACTGAGAATCACGGAGAATCAAATGGCAACTCCTCAATTATCTCCAGGCGTACTCGTCAGAGAGGTTGATTTAACAGTAGGAAGAGCAGATAATGTACTTGATAATATTGGTGCAATTGCAGGACCCTTTCCAATTGGACCAGTAGATTATCCAATTGATATTTCAACAGAACAGGATTTAATCAACGTATTTGGAAAACCACTCTCAACAGATTCCCAGTATGAATATTGGATGAGTGCTTCCTCATACCTTTCTTACGGTGGTGTTCTTAAGGTTGTAAGAACCGATGGATCAACTTTGAATAATGCAAATGCCGGAGTTGGAGCTGCTTCTACTTCAGCATTAAAAATTGAAAATTATGATGATTATACAAATAATCATTCAGACGGAAATAATTTCACTTATGCAGCAAAGAATCCAGGTACCTGGGCAAATAATTTAAAAGTTTGTTTTATTGATAATTTAGCAGATCAGACAATTGGTATTGCCACAACCAACCCCTCAAATGCTGGAGCAACTATTGGTTTTGGTGTTACGACTGCACTCACAAATATTGCTCTTGCTGGATCAGGAACAACATCACTCTTTAATGGTTATTTGAAGGGTATCATTACTGGTGTTACGACTGATGCTACGGGTGGAAACAGTACGATTGATGTAAGAATTGTTTCTAGAGTTTCATCTGGTAATACAGAAACTTTAATTGATTATGCAGAAAGTTCTTCTACTGCATCATATTCTACTTCAAGTTCTCTTCGTTTCGTTAATAATTCTGGAATCAATACTGGAACATCAGCATCTTCTCCGATTACTCCTTCTACAGTTGTTGATTGGTACGGACAACAAACTCTTGGTCTCACAAATTCCACAATTTACTGGAAATCAATTGCACCAAAACCAGTTACAAATCAATATTCACTTGATAGAGCTGGTAAAAACGATGCTCTCAACATTGCAGTTGTTGATGACCGAGGAACAATCACAGGAAATTCGGGAACAATTATTGAAAAATTCGTAGGTCTTTCCAAGGCATTTGATTCAATTTCTGCGGTAAATTCTCCTCAAAAGATTTGGTACGAACAGTTTCTTGCCGATTTCTCTTCTCAAGTGTATGCAGGAAGCAATCCTTCCAGTGCTGTTGATTCATATCACGGAACTGCTCCAAGAGCAGTAGGGTTCAGTACATCATTTACTCCATACACAACCTCACAAGGTCTCTGGGGACAGAATGCACAGGGAATTACCTTCTCTTCAATTGGAAATGTATCATACACTCTTGCAGGGGGTGTTGATTATTCTGCTAATGGAGGAATGCAGGCATCTCTTGGAGATTTAATTGATTCATATCAACTCTTTAGTAATAAAGATGAGATTCAAGTGGATTATCTCATCATGGGTCCAGGTCTTACAAACGAAGTTGATTCACAGGCAAAGGCAAATTATTTGATTTCTCTTGCAGGTTCAAGAGGAGATGCTGTTGCTTGTATCGGTCCACACAGAGCAAACTTGGTGGGACAAACAAATACTACGACTCAAACAACAAATCTGATTCAATACTTCAGTTCACTTCAATCATCTTCTTATGCAATCTTTGATAGTGGATACAAGTATACCTATGATAGGTTCAACAATCAGTTCCGTTACATTCCTTGTAATGCTGATATTGCCGGTCTAATGACTCGCACAAATATTGTTGCATATCCTTGGTTCTCTCCTGCAGGTCAGCAAAGAGGAATTTTAAATAATGTAGTTAAACTTGCATATAATCCAAATAAGGCACAAAGAGACCAACTTTACCCACAAAGAATCAATTCAATTATAACTCAACCTGGAGTTGGAACTCTTCTTTTTGGAGACAAGACTGCTCTTGGATATGCATCTGCATTTGATAGAATTAACGTTCGTCGTTTGTTCCTTACAATTGAGCAAACACTACAAAGAGCTG